ATTGTTACTTTACCCTGACGATCAGCCCAACTAACTACATTTCCAGAAGTTAAAGTAATACCATAATTAGCCTCGAGCCATATACCCAAATCAGATATATCATCTGGTGTTACATCACCTCGATTCATACCCCACGCCCCGATTCCATGTTTTATTATTCCGTGTGGTTTTATCATATTGATACTCCAAACTTTTTTACATACTTATAGATTTTTGTCAAATCTAAATCTACAACAGCCTTGTCATAAATCAACACACACATAATAGTAACATTTGCGAAATTATTTGCTGGAGCACTTACACCTAATGTAAGTCCATCCATAACATCTGGCCCAGCATCTCCACCATTAACTATTCTAACACCATTTTTCCAAGCCGACATACTACTATTGCTTGTCCATTCTACTTGAAAAAGAGCGAGTGCTCCACTTGAAATTGAACCACCTTTCGGAACAGTAATAGGTTCTTTTCCAGCATAAAAACCATAATTATCACCAATACCATACTGATTTATACACGACCTATGGCCTGTATCATCTCCATCTATAATCCCTTTTATAGCATTAGTATCTGTAGGCTCAAGTATAACAACGAAATATGTGTAAGGGTGTGTTAAAGTAAGACCTGAAAAAGCACCTCTAAGATAGTCACTCGTTCCATCAAATTGAACTCCTGGTTTATTGTTTGCAGTAGCAACTGAGGATACAAATAAAGGACGTCTTGCAGCACTTCCGCCATCAGTAATTGTTACTTTACCCTGACGATCAGCCCAACTAACTACATTTCCAGAAGTTAAAGTAATACCATAATTAGCTTCTAACCATACAGACGCATCAGTAGGTAAAGGATTATAAGATCCACCCCAAGACCCCATACCTTGTCTTATTACTCCGTGTGGTTTCATTATTACCTAATTATAAATTTACCTACAAACGTTCCATGTGCATTCGCACCCTCAGAAAACGAGAACCTTAGCCCTTCAGCCATCATGAATTTATTAGTATCGCCATTGTCTTCAAAACATTTAGTTACAGACCATGCAGCTCCTTCACCGACATCAGCTATATCAGCGTCGTCTTCTAAAGTTAAAGCGGTTGTGTTGACTAGTGTGATCCAATCATCATCATCATAATTACGTAAAAGTGGCTCTACAGTTATTGCTACCGCATCCAGCCCAGTTCCGTCGTTATTTGCTACAGTTTCCATAGCTAAACTCATATAACCAGCAAAACTAATGTTCCGTAAATCTAGATCATAGACTAATCCAGAAATTGTCATCTCTACCCCACCATCATCATTCAACATTTGAATGGTTCTTAAGGTGCTAACCGCACTTACTGGATAAGGGTTATCTTGAGAACCAGCATAGTGCGTACCATCTGTCTCAGAAAGGAATTTAAGGTATTCCATTTGTCCCATATTTTTCTCCAAAATTTTATTTACTGTACTGACAAAAATAATGTGGGAATATATTTATTAATGTCAAAATTACAAGCTTAATATACTAAATATACATTTTTTATGTAATAATGTCAATAAAAAAACCGCCAATCTTTCGAGAGGCGGTTTAAATGTATGATTTATATTTTTAGTCGAGTTAGTTAGTCCAGGTTACTTTTGCTGCACCGTAGCAGTTTCCAATTCCGTAGCCAATTATTTCATACAGTGACCATGTGATGACATTTCTTTTCTTTTCGATCCAGAACTTGACATCTCCAAGTATGTATGCATGACCAAGATATGGTTTTGCAACAAATGCGTACATTGTACCAGGCGGTACCAATTCACCTTTATTTGTTACGATAAGTTTTTTACCGAACAAGGTTGAATATGTGAATCCGTTAATTACAACGTTTTCTGCAATTGTGTCACCACCAGTACCAGTGTTATTCATTGACCATAACAAGATTTTATTATAATCTTTACGGTTCATTAATACACAGTCTGTGTCATAACGTTTTGCAGTAAAATCATGAGTACCTACCGTTGCGCCAGAATTAGTATCACTATTTTCGAGTAAATTAAATAACTGAACAAATACAGCTGGATCCAGTTCACCGGAAACAGTGTTATAAGCATCTACAGCATCAGATTTACCTGATGTGGCTATACAAGCATCAATTTTCGCTATAAAGGCCTCATCTTCGATAGCATGTAAATCTTTTAAAGAGTTATTCTCAATAATTTCAGTTACAGGCATTTCGTAAGCTAATAGTTCTTCTTCAGTCTTTTGGTATTCTTTCGAGCTAACTCCGAAGAACGGAATTTCATAACGCTCGCCTACAATGTAATCAGAACTGGGTTTACCCCTGAAGTTGATTGCAGATGCGCTTGAGTTAGGTTCAATATCAACTATTTTTACTAGTTGATCGTGATTAACCGAACGTTGACAATCAGCTTTTGTTACAGGTTGAGGCATAAGTATTTTTCTTGCGAAAGATACTTCACGCATACGAGTACGTACATAGGAGCTAGTTTCCATTGCGATTTTTTCCATCTCTTGTGGATTATCAAGAGATTCAATAAACATATTGTTTAGTGCTTCAGCATTCATTTACATATCTCCTTATACTGTCTCATATTGAATACAGGTGTAGGTTTCCCCTCTGTATTCTACTGATACGGCTAAATCTGTACAAACTGCTATGATATCTCCAGCAGCATCATTTCCAATAGCTTTTCTTAGTACTCCAATAGCACCAGCTATTAGTGAATCACCAACAGCTGTTGGAGGATTTTCTAAATCGTATTGGTTGGTATATGCTTTGTGATGTCCAGTCAATACGGTAAGCTTTCCGGTTTCTCCTACGTCACTTGTGAACCCTTGTGTGGATTCATCTTTGGTAGCGCTTTCATTCCAAATTGGATATGCTAAACCAGTAGCACCAGAAGTTAGGGTGCACGCACTATTAGCGTCTAGCGTTACCCAGCTTCCTTGATAGCCGGAGAGATTCGCTACACCATCGTGCGGTAGGTCAAGACGCTCTGCCATGATTAAATCGCTTAATAACTTAAGCATAAGTTTAATCTCCTTTTACTTTATCAATTATATATTTTAATGCTTCTGTTGCATTGTCACCAAAACCAACTGATGGCTCTTCTTGGTCACTTAAGCTTCCCAATTTGAAACTTCCAGTTTTTGTTAACTTCAATGCTTTTTGTAATATTATCAATTCGTCCATGTTTTGGTCTTCTAATTCTGATAGTTTTGAAATTATGTTAGAGTTATCTAAATTCCCCTGCTTCACTAATTCAGAAACCACATCTCTGGCCATTTGCCTTTTTTCAGTAAACAATTTAAATTCATCTGCTAAAATTCTTACTCCACTAGCAAATTTACCTAAAAGAGCATCATCATTAGCTTTTGCTTCCATTAAAGACGCAAGCTTTTCAATATCTTGCACCGTTAAATTATGTTCTTCTGTTTCTACAGGTGACGGAGATTCGAGCTCTCTAACAATCGAATTTAAGTCCACATTTCCTCCGTCTATGTTCTGGGGCTAAAAAAATTAGCCCCAGACTTAATTTATTAATCGTTTACTTTTCTTTTGTAATAGCTTTCATCTCATCGTCAAAGCCGCGGGCCATAATTTGTCCCATTTCATATAGTTGTGCTATTTTCTCTGTGGCTTCTTCTTCTTCGATGTCTCTGTTAATAAGTGCGGTGACTACATCAGCAATATCTTCATTATTATATTCAGTAATACCTGACTCTTTAATTAGTTCTTCAGCCTGTGCTGTTTTTTCAAGAATAACCTGTACTCTTGCTTGTTCTAATTCATTAGCCTCAACATTTTGTTCAGCTTCTTTTGACATTTCTAAGTATTTTTCATACAATCCCATTACTGTTCTCCTTCACCGAAAAATCTTTGATAAACTAATCCTGCAACTTCTGCCGTAGCAGTTTTTGTAGGAGTGTTTGCTTGTGCCTGCAATACGGGATCAGCAGCTACCATAGGATCACTTCCTCGTGCTGTTGCTCCAGCCATTATACCTGCTGGTCCTGCAACATAACCGTTTGGTCCAGCCATTCTCTCACCATTTGTAAGTTGTGCTATTAATTGAGCAATCGTTGCATTAGTAGCTTGTGCTTCTGGTGAAGAGTCTCTACTCAACTCTACATTAGGGTTGGCAGGTACGGCAGATGGATCAGGTGTTGGGCCAACTGCTCCAACAGCTTCTTTCTGTAATTCAGCAAGCTTCTCAACAGCAGCATTAATACGTTCGTCAACAATTTTCACTAAGCCTTCTACATCAAACTCTGCAGTTTTAACCTCTTCTTTAGGTTCGGCTTCAGCTACTTTAGAAACGTCAGTATCGTCTGCTTCTAATGACTTTAAATAATCGTTTAAGGTTTGATTCATCATTCCTTCCTTTTAGCCTCGTTGGTTTAATAAAATTAATTTTAATCTATTATAATACTAGTTTTTCTGTTGTCAAGTTATATTATGGTAAATTTGGTCAACGAAAGAAGAATTTTGGTTTACAATGTCTTCTAATATACTCTGTAGTGGTAATCCTCTTTTTTCTATCATATAAGATGTGAATCTGTTTGTCGGTATTTGAATTCCCATTGGTTCTACTGTTGGGTCAATTGGAGATAAATAAGATCCTGGAGCATCTACATTATAAGACACAATAGCAGCCTCTTTACTAAATAAAGCATTTCTTGGATATAATAATTTCATTAACTTAGCGTTTTTAACTAACGGGCCATGATCCACTGGAGCATTATTAAACTCTTTAATGTACCATTGATACAAGTCAGCTATTTTATTTAGTTCCGGAATTGTGTATATTTCTCTTTCTACATTAGCCGTTTTTTGCATCTTCATTATTCTTACTATGACCGTAGGTTTAGATAAGATAGATTGTGGATGGTTTGACAAAATATTTTCTGCAATCTCTGGACTAAATTTTCTTGATAGTGTCATAGAAACTGGTCCATCTGAATTTGGAAAAATGAATCCTTTCCTATTTAAATATCTAGCCAAATCTTCTTTGTGGGCATTATACAACACAACATTTTGGAAATCGGTCTTAGTTGGTAATACTCGCATACCAAGCAAAGTTCTTAATAAAGTTTCCAAGTCAGCGGTTTTAGTTATAGAGTTAATAAGCTCAATTGGCATATTAGGTTGACTAGCTCTAATTAAAACTTCTTTTGGAGTATTGCCTTTTACGACGGTTTCACCTGGTATTTTCTTAATTATTGTAGCGTTCTTTTCACCACTATCAACAGACGCAACTTTTCTCATAGTATACGCGGTACGGTCTGCGTTAATTCTTACAACACTAATATCAAAGAACTTATTGATTTTACTATTGATAGCAAACGATTTCTTACCAGTCATTGGATCAATTGAGTTAATGCTTGGTCTTTTTAAATGACTACAATAATTTGATACAGTTTTAGCTTGGTTTTTACATATACTGCAAACATCATAAGGAACCTTAACTCCCATTGACCAAGGCAAATACTCATCATTATCTACTCTCTCAGCTAAATCTGGAGCAAGTCTTCGATCAATAGTAACAACTAATTCGACACGATGCATATCGGTATTATAATATGAAAACAATACATTTCCATAAGATGGACTATCAGGTTTATTTTTATGATGCTTATAGACTTTCGCATCACTTACAAAAGTTTCATGAGTACGATATAATTCATTCTCCGGAAAATAATCTCCATTTCTATTAGATGAATAATACTCACCGGCGCCCATAGCATTGATAATTAAATATATAAGATTGGGATCCGGCTTTAAAGTGGATAAAAATTCCTGAACAGGACCAGCCACTTCAGCTACTTTTTGCATCACATCTGGATGAAACCTTACTATATTTGGTAAGCCTGTTAATCTATCAGTTTCATCTATTGGTATGTATTTTTCTAAACTCAATTAATTCTCTGGGAAAAATGGTTGAAAATTATAACTCGGTATACCTTCTACAACTTTATAACTAGAACCAGATAATAATGATTTACCAAGTAGTCCTTTTTTCTTATCGTCACCAGAATCAGTAAGATTCTTCTGTGTTTTAGCTAGTGTATCATAAGTAGCTATCGGTACACCTTGATCGTGCATCGCCAATGCATGTTTGATGTAAGACGCAGCAGCTAAATCATTTGAAGCAACATCTGGTGCAAAATGCCTTAACTGTTCATAATATAATATTACTTTATCAGTATCAAATTGTGCCAAAGAAGGTTGAAGACTAATAATTCTTTCAATTTTAGCTTTCAGTCCTATCTTATGTTTAACATCATCAACAGTTCCTCTTAGCCTATCTAATGCTTGATCGGCTTGTGAAGTAATTAACCCAACACCACCAAGACCCAAAGAAATAGGTAATACCTTTTCTTTTAAGTAACTAAGACTTCCTGATGGAGTGGATAGATTTTTAGCTTTTAAACTTTTGTATGCGTTTACTCCTTCAGTTACTACCTCTTTTATCATCTTGGCAGTGCCTGCATCTAGAGCAAATTTTTTAATAGACATTATCTTCCCCTCGGATTATGTGTTTCTGGAAGTTTTCTCATTGGGCTCATCTTAATAGCCTGAACTTTTTTTCCTTTTTCAAATCCAGCTTTATGAGCAGCAGTGGCTGTACCACCAACTAAACCTGCAGCAATTAAAAATTTCCATAAGGCATTCTCAACCTTACCTGCATATTGTGCTGTCTTTTCGTTTCTTGATCCATAAATACGTATTTTAGATGTGTCTGGACCTTTGTCATAGTTTTCCGAATACTCTTTACCAATGACTACTGCTTCTTTTAATAGTCCATAGATATTATGATTTTCATCAATAATAATAGGTTTAGAAGTTTCGTCTTCAGCTACTTTTTCATTAGGAAATTCACTTACTATATGATTAGCCAATTTAGATTCTGTACCATTAGCCCCATATTCTTCACTAATAAATTTTCCTAAACAACTGGATTTTAGATGGTTAGTCCCATTACTTGTCTCAAAAGAGGTTTTTAACTCTGCAACCTTCTCTTCAAATCTTTGTGACAAAGTATTCATTTTTGTTTCAAATTGATCTTGAATGCCTTGTGCTTCAAAAATCATTTTATTTCTTTCACCTTCAGTAGGCTCCTCAAGTTCAGCAGTTTTAATCATACATCCGCCTAATTTGCCATTGACATCAAACAGTTTATGTTCACTAGGTCTTAAACAATAATCTGATTCAGCACTTTTAATTAAATCTAACTTATTAAGTTCAGTACGTGATTTCCCTATTGTCGCAGCATCAGCAACTGCAAATTCGATGTACTTGTCTTTTTCTGCTGCAAATTTTTGTAAATAAACTTGGTTATTAGCCTCCTCTACTATTCGTTTAACTTGCTCACCATTAAGCTGATTGTCTTCAGCAATCTTTACGATTGAATCATTCAATTGCTCATTATCTTCCAAATAACTTGTGGCTGCTTGTCTGCCCCACATTTCAAAATCAAGCTGTGAAAATTTTTTCATGATTTTTTCTCACTTAGGTTTATTAATAGATATAGGTGCTTTGAAATGCACCACCTATTTTAGCTGCCAATAATGCAAAAATTAATGAGTGTATTGTATCGTCAGGATTATCTCCATTGACAAAAGACATTTTATTATTCTTTTCATCATATTCCGCTATTGGAGCTACCATGTCGTCGATGTGCGGAGTTTCTATTGATTCATATTTTGGAAAAACTATTTGCTTACGTTTAACACGATTAGCAAAATCTCCCATTTCCGCATTTCTATTTAATATATAAAACAGTCCTTTATTGTTCCATTGAGGATATCTCTGTTTTAAAGTTGTGCTATAATAAAATTCCCATACTTTATCATTACCAAGTCTTCTTCTTATTTCGGCATTACTACCAATCAATCTAACATTCCATTTCTTAGCAATTTTTGGTATTTCATCATGAAGACTCTCAAAGTTAGCTTCCGCCCCAGAGAACCTCTTCATGTAAAGAACTTGCGGTGTAAAATTTGCACTTATAGACATAATAGCAACTGTAGTATAAGAAACTGTACTGTTTGCAGGACCCCAGTCAATACCCATATAGGTTGGACGTTGGCCACCATACCACTGCCCGTTCAAATACTCATCTTTACAACATCTCGCTACTTGCTCTCTTGTAAGATAAGAAATACCATCGTCATATTCAAGACCCAAAACTTCATTAAAGAATATAGCTCTGCCTTCGGTCTCATATTTGTGGAGTATATCTTGTTTCCAATTGAGCCACGGAGCATTTGCAAATTGTAACTGGCTTACCCTGAAGCCTTCGTTAGTGTTTGCGGCTTCTCTGGCATTTGGATTAGTAGCAACCCACTCACCAATTCGAGGATCCAGTATTTTATCGCAGTAGCGACAAACCAACCCTTTATGACTGATGTTGTGTTCTGTTAATATGTTATACTTACCACAGTGTTGGCATTTTACTGCCCATTCATTTTGTGTTGAATCTTTCCAATATTTAGCAAGAGTACCTTGACGTCTCTTCGGAGTACCAACAATCCATTCCCACTTATATTTGGATGTAAACATAGATTGACGAACAATCTCCATAACATCCATAAGCAAGTCTTGAGACTCATCCCACAAACATGCATCCACAGACATACCCCTCAACCTATCGGCTGATAGTAATGCATATCGTAAATAAATAGAGGCACGATTTACTAATGTTTTATTAAACACGTTATTACGTAAAGCTCTATTATAGTAATGTTTTTTAATGAACGGACTCTCTTCTATGGCAGGAGCTATCCTGTCGTAAGAGAAAATTTTAGTCTGGTCTACTGATGGACTTATATATAAAGAACGAAAACCTCCCGGATAATTTCCAGGTGATGTTGGATCCCTCGGTAAAGTACAGCTATTAGCCAATATAATATTAGCTAATGTAGTAGACTTACTTATCTGACGGCTTGTCTTTAATGTTATTATTCTATTAGGATTTAAGTCGTATATTGGTCGCATA